ATAACCTTGATGTGGTTTGTGATACATCAGTTTGAACTACTCTTGCATTTCTTGTTGCAATAATAGTTTCTTGTTCTGTTTCAAGAATACCTTTTGCTTCATAGATTGTTTGTCCTGCTGTTATAGCACCAGACTTCGCACCAGCGACACCAGCTCTTTGGTCAGTAGAACTTGATGTTAATCTAAACTCAACCTCACCAGTTCTAAATCTAGGAACAGCAGATTGTCCTTGAAATCTATATTCTGGTATAGCAAAACTTCCCTCTACTTTACCAGCAGGATTTGTAATCAATGGACTTCCAGCAACTATTGTAGTATCAGTTGTATATGAACTTGAATTAGGAGTTACATATGTATTGACAGCAACTCCATCAAAAAACACATATAGTCTTGTATTTGGTAAAAACCCTTGTCCAACAAAACTTATAGTTCTTGGTCTTACAAAAGGTATAAGAGCTCTTGCGATAACTCTTGTTCCTTGTGATTCCTCTTCTATGTTCTCAACCACATCAGTTCTTAAACCAGTTCTTCTTAAATCAGACCTAGTTGTTTGTATAGTTCTTTCTACGAGATTACCAATATTATTATTAACTCCAACGAATTGACTTCTTGTTGTTGAAACAACCCCACTCCATTGAGTTTCCCATGAGTTCCAAACTGTTCCAATAGAATTTCTATTTGCAGCCAATACTGTGTCAAAGTTACCCTCTACATTAATAATTAAATCTGGAGCTACTTCTGTTTCAAACCACTCATCTCCAGATGGTGTCAATTCAATAGTTCCAACCCATTGTGCTAGAATATGTGGTTGCACATTCTCAACTCTTGTTGCATAAGGTTGTGTAATTAATGCTTCGTTTGTATATGGTAGCGTAATTAAGTCACCAGTTTTTTGATAACCAGCTGCAGTCCTAGCAGCATCAGTAGTTGCTTGTTCTGTAAGAGTTGCATTTCTTAAAACACACTTGGGTCTTGCCTCATTATTTTGTTGGTCGATTGCAATTTTATAATCTGCATTACCAGCATCACCAACTCTATGTCCACTAAAATTATCAACAACAAATCCAGACTTAAAACGATTAAGTCCGTTTGCATCTTGTATTTCAAAAGACTCTGCATCTCTCTCTAGTAATGATAGTGCAGTAAGTGACTCAACCTTTTCAAGTCTATCTTTTAATCTACCTATATCTTGCATTGTAAATCTTTGAGTTTTAAATCTTTGGACTTCAACATCTTTTGGTGAGAATGTATATGGTGGTAAAGAGAAAGCTGCCAACTTCATTGCATTGTCTAAGTCTTTTGGTTTTTGAGGTTCTTCAGCAGACACTCCCTCAACCATTTTAAATTGACCCTCTGGTAATAAAAATAGTGATGCTTCCTTACCAATGTAATATTCAAAATCTGCCTGAAGATTACTTGCAGGCTTTGGTGTGTCCACAGTTGATGCACCAGTTCCATCATACTGTCTATGAAAGAAGTCAAAAGAGTTTCCAGTTATTTGGTCTATATCACTAAGTGTTGTAGATGCACCAGCAATGTTTTCTACTGCTGGTCTGAAATCAAAACAATCTCTCAAATCAAAAATACCAGTTGGTTCTGGTTCATCTGGGTCAACTCTCGTTGCAGAGTAAGTTGGAATATCATCATATTCCATTTGACCAGCACTTGCAGAATATGAATCTACTGTAAACGCATCTCCAGAACCATGAGTAAAGAAATCATAAACTACAAGAAGTCTACCTCTTGGAGTTGCAACATTTGGTTTTCTAACAATTCTTGCAATGTCATAGTAGTTATCTCTTTGTCCAGTATCTAATGTAAAGTTACTGGTAATAACTTTACTACCAGCAGTAAGAGTTCCAACAGTTGCAGTTGCACCACTAGATGCACCAGTTATGGTTTCACTTGCAGAAAAATCAGTTGCACCAAACCCACCAATAAGAACATAAGATATAGGAGTTGTTGTTGTTATAATTCTTGCACTTGCACCAGAACTACCACCAGTTATTTTTTCACCTCTTAGAAAAGTTCCATCAACATTTGAAACTGTAAACTGAGGTGTAGTTGCATCTGCACTTGTATCCTCTGAGTCAAATACAGCCTGTAATCTATAGGCATCTGGTCTACCTAAAGATATTTCTTTATCAGTTGCCCTTATACCAAATGCACCATCATCATCACTTGCAAGAACTTTAAGTTGTTTAGATAATTGTGTGGTCTTTGCTTTTGATTGAACAGATGTTCTTAATATCGTTGCAGTAACTTTTATCTTAGCAGAAGCTCCAAATATTGTATTATCTGTAATCGTTAATGATGAAGTTCCAGCACCAGATATTTTTCCAGATACAGTTACGATATCACCTTGAGAACCAGTTCCACCACCAGCGGTTAATATTGATACTGTGTAATCTTTCTCTGCATGAGAAGCAAAAGTTTCATTACTTCCAGCAGTAAATGTAACAACACCAGATGAGTTTGTTGTTCCTACGAACTGTCTACGAATTGTAAACTGTGTATCACTTACACCATTATTAGTGTCAGTTAAAAGAGTTTTAATTGTTGTCTTTGGAAACTTAAATAGTGCAATATTTTTTTCTGCATCTTTTAATCTTGCAACTGTTAAAGTTTCTAAACCTAACACATCACCAGCTGCATCAGTTCCATCTTCAAAGATTATGTTATCTCCAGAGTCACCACTTGAACTATCAGTTCCATCTAAAATAATTTGTCCTACTTCACCAGAGGTTTCTAAAACAAAGTCAGCAGTAAAGTCTTGACCAGTATCATCATCATCCATAAAAACTTGTCTTGCATCAGAAAATCTTTTTGTAACAATACCATCTGTGCCTGAACTGATTGTTATATCAGTATTACCAGAGTTTTCTATTAGTCCACCAGTTTCAGCAGAGTCAGATGCAATTAACTTTTCTCCACCAGTAAATGTTCCTATGACATTTGTTAGTGTGATTGTTGTACCAGATGTTAGTGAACCAAAAACAAATCCAGTAGCACCAGATGTTGCACCTTTGATTTGAACACCACCATTCGTATGTGTCGCAACAAGAGTTGGACTTGGTGTATCACTAATTGTTAATATTGTAAACATTCTTACATCATAAAGAAATAGTTTGTATTGTGAAGAGGTATCTCCAGCGACACCACTATCAAATTCTATTGCACGAGCTCTTGCAACACCCACTTGATTACCAGAAGCACTTCCTCTTGTAGAAGTTTCAGTATCAAATAATCCTAATGTTTTGTATGCAGTTGATTCACCACTAATCTCACTAATATCTGGTGTTCCAAAAAGATTAGTAATCCTTGCAAAGTTACCAATCTCAAATGTTGCGATACCAGCGTTTACTGTGTTAAAATCTCTAGCCTTATTTAAATCTATATTCGTCTTTGCAATTTTTTCAATCTCATAACCTTTGACATATGCTTTACCTGGCGATGCCTGAACTGTCAATAAACTTTCAGATGCTGTTGCACCTTGAGCTGTAGTATCACCAGAACTATATGCACCTAAGTTTGTAGCCCCTTTGTAATCATTATCTAAAGATTCTTTTATCTCAAACTGAAATGGTCTTACTGTATAGTTACCAGATTCATCAAAAGTTCTCCGTGCAAGTGTATCTCCTAAAACAGCATACTCTGTATTTCTAGCCTCTGATTGAACTATACCATTTTTTATATTAATCAATTCTACAAAAGATGAGTCATCAGTTGAACCAATATCTTTCTTTTCAAGTGTTAATGTAATTTGTAATCTATGAGCACCTTTAGCTGCAAAGTTTGTAGAACCAGTTGCGTTATCTGTAAGACTTGCATCACTCTCTGGTGTAATTAAATTTTCTGCGATTGTAAATCCAACTCTAGCAGATTCAGTTGTAGAGTTATCACTTAACACTACTGTTTGTGTTGTGTTTCTAACAAACTGTCCACGAATAAAATATATACCAGCCTGAATTGTAACAGCAGAACCTATTTGTGATGCGTTTGTTGTATGTGTTGTCGCACACGCAACACCAGATGCATACGCTGTCGTATGAGTGATAGTAACATCGGCAGTTATATTTTCTTCGTTTGAAAATGATACTGAGGTATTATCAGAACCAGATTGAATATATTGATAGTAAAGTATAGGTTGTGTTGTACTTGTTCCATCCTTGAAACCTATAACTTTTGCCTTGACACCAGAGGTAGAACCAGTTATAGTTACAGGCGATGCAGAGTTAAAAAACTGATTAAGAACTATATCCTCTCCACCAAAGGTAGATGCAAGTTGTAAAGAGTAGTATGCAGCTGAATAGGATAACTGCCCAGGGATAACAACTGTTCCCTCTTTGAACATATGTTTTCCTTGACTTTCAATCTGGTCTTGAAGTATAGATTGTAATGTTGTCAGTTCTCTTGCCTGAACAGCAAAGCCGGGGCGAAATAAAACTCGGTTGAAATTATCTGCTGTATCAAAATCATCATAGTAAGGTGATACGTTTAGATTAGTAAGTTGTGCCATATTTAAAACTCAATTATAACTTTAATATCTTCAGTTTGGTCTGAAGCCCTTTGTATAGGTTTTCTGTTTTCTAAGTAAATTATATTTCCACTATCTGCAGCCAACTCTGGGTTTGCATATCCAGAGGTAAGTGTAACTGTATTACTATTTAATAATGTAACAGTTTCGGTTGTTCCAGCAGTTGTCCCAGTTGCACCAGAGGTTGCACCAGTTATCTGGTTTGTTCCACTAAATGCTACATAGTTTCCAGATGTTGATACTGTTCCAAAACCTTTAAACTCTTCTTGTTGATAAAACAGTAAACTTCTTGTACTATCAAACTCTACAACTTTACCTACAGCACCAGTT